TGGAGTCAAAACAACTTTGGCGAAGACTTGGTGTATGGCTACCGTGGTAGCCCAATCTACTATTGGGATGCTTCATTTGGCGTAGACCCATCTTTGGCTACTATCACAATTGCTTCCCCAGCAGTGGTAACTGCGGCGTTTAGCTTGCCCAACGGAACTCCTGTAGTTTTTACAAACAGTGGCTACCCCGCCGCACTGCCCACAGGTTTATCCCCCGGCACAACGTACTACGTCATTAACTCTAGCGGCAACACATTTAACGTAGCTCTAACAGCAGGTGGTGCAGCCATTGTCACATCTGGTACGCAGTCCGGCAATCATTACCTCATGCCTAATGGTGTAAACATCACAAGCTTGGCGGGTTCTTCTGGCGCTCCAACCGTTCAGAATTTTATTTATGTATCTGACGTAAGCCGGTTTGTATTCGCCTTTGGTTGTAATGAGATTGGTTCTTCCGTGCAAAGCCCAATGTTAATTCGTTGGTCAGATCAAGAGTCTTTGGTTAATTGGACACCATCTGCAACCAATCAAGCAGGCGGTGTTACGTTGTCGCATGGCTCTAGCATCGTAACTTCCATCCAAACTCGACAAGAAATTTTGGTGTGGACTGATTCAGCCATCTACTCAATGCAGTACATTGGCCCACCCGTGGTTTGGTCTAGCCAATTGATGGGCGACAACATCTCCATTCTTGGTCAAAACGCAGCAGCCCAAGCTTCAGGCGTGGTGTATTGGATGGGCGTAGATAAGTTCTATATGTACGATGGTCGTTTGCAAACACTCAGTTGTGACTTACGCCGCTACATTTATCAGGACATTAACCTGAACCAAAACCAACAAGTATTTGCAAGTACAAATGAAGGTTTTAACGAGGTTTGGTGGTTCTATTGTTCTACGGGCAATTTGGAAATTAACCGTTATGTGGTGTACAACTACCTTGAAAAAGTGTGGTACTACGGCACGATGGCACGAACAGCATGGTTAGATTCCGGTCTTAGGGATTACCCTATTGCTGCTACGTACAGTTATAACTTGGTTAACCAAGAATATGGCTTAGATAATAACGAAAGTGGCACGCCTACAGGCATTGAAGCTTATATTTCATCGTCTGAGTTTGATATTGATGATGGCGACCGTTTTGGTTTTGTTTGGAGAATGCTGCCTGACTTGACGTTCTCAGGATCAGACGCAGCCCCTACCCCTGAAGTAACTTATACGCTGTACCCCATGCAAAACTCAGGCTCAGGTACAGGCACGGCGGTAACTGGCAATGTGGATAAATTAACAGGCGCTCAGTACACGGTGACTGAAGGCTTTACGGGTCAAATCAACACACGAGTTCGTGGTCGTCAACTTATTTTAAAAGTAAGCTCTGCAAACCTTGGGACAACATGGCAGTTGGGTTCTACCCGTATTGACATCAGACCGGACGGCAGGCGATGAGCTACATTATTACGTCTGAGTTTGAACTGAACAAGGTAGCCGCACCTAACCTGCCGCTGTCTCCAACAGAATACAACGCTCAGTACTTTGACCAACTATTAAATGTGCTTCGCTTGTATTTCAACAGGATTGATGCTTTAAACACGCAGTTAATGGCTTCTGGCGTAGTCCCTCCATTGACTAACTACACAGTGGCTACATTACCTAGCGCAGTTACATCAGGTAAGGGTGCAAGGTCTTTTGTAACAGATGCTTTAGGCCCAACATTTGGGGCAACCGTTGTAACGGGCGGGGCAGTGGCTGTGCCCGTTTATTCCGATGGAACAAATTGGAAGGTCGGATAATGACACTAGAAGAACTTAAAAAGCTGTACGCTGAAAAAGGCGCTATGGAACAGCGTGTCACGCCATCTGAGCAAGGTGATATTGTTGATTACATTCCCATTCAGTATGGCGATGGGTGGACTGCATGGGATAAAGCTCCTGTACAAATTGGTACACAAGGCGAAGGCATGGATGCCCAACCTATCTTTGATGATAAAAAACAACTTGGTGGGTTTTCTAAACAAGAAGGCGATTACGTTACTGCTTATGATCTAAACGGAAATGTTGTAGGTCGTCAGAAGTGGAACGAGAACATGCTCAAGTCCACGATCAAAGATCTTGGGCCTATTGCTATGGCGGCACTCACAATGGGTGGTGGCGCAGGTATTCTAGGTAATTCTTTATTTGGATTAACAGGTGCAGGCGCATCTGCCGCTGGCGGGGCTTTGGCGGGTGGTGTAAACGCTTACGGTAATGACCAAAACATCCTTAAAGGCGCATTACTTGGTGGTGTATCCGGCGCAGGTTCTGCAAAACTTGCAGATATTTTGGGCGCTGATACTGTAGGACAAACTTTTAAAAACGCCACAGTGGGCGATGTAACCAAGGCTATTAACTTTGCAAAAGACCCTACGTTAGTAGGCGCGGCAAATATTGCTTCTCCTTATGTAACTACCAATTTTAATGTTGGCGATACGGGGCTTACAACAAACGATATTCTTAAGGGCGTTACCACCGCTCAGGCTTTAGGTAGCGGTGATTACAGCAAGATTTTTAAAGCTATTACAGGGTATGCCGGCAATGCAGATTCCGGTGGATTAACAGCAGACGAGCAAGCACAGCGTGCAGCCAATCGAGAAACCAATCGTTTAAACAGAATTGAAGATGCGGTTTTAAACCAACCGGCATCAGATGACGGATCAACCCAAGGAATTCTTGATTTAATTAGTAGCATGTATCCATCCGCAGATATTCAAGGAATGTCTGAAGGCGATTTGGCAAAGTTTTTAGAAGCCAATTTGAACGATATCCAAGGCTCTGCTGAACTTGAAACCTTGCTTAAAGGGTCAGGGCAAACCACAGCAGATGAAGGCACGGTAAACATAACCGGAGCGCGACCAACAAATGTTGGTAATTTAACGCTCCCAACCGGTAAAACATCAAATATTGGCGATCAAGGCCAAATGTTTATTACCGGCAACAGAGATGCTGCTTTAAATGATTTTCTTGGTTTAAACAACCCTGTTGGCGATGTTACAAATAATTATGGGTTGGATGACAAGGGTGAAGTTGTTATCACTGACAAGAAGAATGCTGCTTTAGATGATTTTCTTGGTTTAAATACTCCGGTTGGGGACATTACAAATAACTATGGTTTGACAGATGAAGGCGAACTTGTCATCACCGGCAAGCGTGAAGACCCATATATTCCAAGTCTTAGAACCAAAGACATTGTTTCTGATATTAAAGATATTGATTTATCAGACATTCCGCTTATTCCCGCTGGAGACATAAATGACATTCTTCAGACGATTACTTTGCCGGATGACAAAAAAACATCCGTAGTAACCAAGCCTGTTACAACCACGACAAAACCGACTACAACTACAACAACCAAAACTACAGAAGATTTGATGGCTAGTCTTGGTTTGGGATCTACTAGGGTTGCCCCTAGCCAAGATCCATACGCCAATATAAAATTGATGGAAGAGTTGTTTGGTGGCGATGTTGGATACAAACTGCGTTCGCTTGGAGCGCCTAAAAACTTAGCATCCTCAGATATGGATGCACTTGTTAAATTATTAAGGGGTTAATTATGTTCGGAATAAATGTACCAGACGATTACGGCAACACGCTAGATGATGCAATGGACAATGCCGCCAATCAACAAGGTTACCTCCTAAACACCGGCAACAATACAACCGCCCTTGGAAACATTTATTCTGATCCCAATACAAACCCTTATGGATATAACACAACTACCAGCAATGTATTTGGGTCTACAAATGCAACAGCAGCCGCAGATAACAGCGGAAATACAGCAGCTTTAACAGCAGCAGATACATCTGGGTTTCCAACTTCAGGTCTTGCTAGTTTAAGCAAATGGATTGCTGACAATAAAGCTTTGTTAGGTTTGGCAGGTGCAGGCGCATCATTACTGAGCAATGGATCAGGTATTCAAAAAACCGGATATCAAGGTTCCGTGCCTGAATTAATGGCTGCTAGAAATATGATTTCCGCACCACCTACTAGGGCGCAAGGTTACCGCCCCGGTGCAGGTGGCATTAACTATGGCGGCGATGTCTCTTATGTGCGCACCCCCGGTGTGGATCCTTGGGCATATCTGTCAGGTACATCAGGAACATCTGCCGGTGCTAACTTAAATGACAACGCCGGACTTTATAGCGCATATTTAAACAGTTTAAACAATGCGGGTGGAACTTCTGCTGCCACTCAAGCCGGTGGTTATGGCGCTACAAACTTAGCCGGCTCAACCACTGCGGCTAACACTGCTGCCGCAAATGCGGCTGCAATCAGTTCTCTTATTGGTGGAGGAACTACTTCAAACGCCGCCGCTACTGTTGCTTCCACTGCTGCTGCTGCTGCGGCTGCAACTGCGGCTGCACAAAAGGCTACTGCGGATGCGGCGGCTGCAAAAGCTGCAAATGATGCCGCTACAAAATCTGCCGCTGATGCCGCTGCTAAGGCTGCCGCTGACCTTGCCGCTGCCCAATCTTCTAATAACGCTGCTGCTATTGCTGCTGCCACAAAAGCTGCATCAGACGCTGCTGCCGCTGTTAAAGCAGCCGCCGATAAAACTGCCGCAGACAAGGCTGCTATTGATAAAGCTAACGCAGATGCTGCCGCTGCAAAAACTGCTGCGGATAAGGCTGCTGCTGCAAAAGCCGCTGCCGACAAAGCTGCTTCCGACAAGGCCGCAGCAGATAAGATTGCCGCCGACAAAATTGCCGCAGACAAGGCCGCCGCTGATAAAGCGGCTGCTGATAAAACTACTGCAACCAATACATCATTTATGAATGCTGCTGCTGCGCTTAAAAAAGCCAACACTCCTGTTGCTTCAGCCAATGACATTAACAGTTGGATTCTCAACAATCCAAACGCTTCTGCCGCAGACATCGCCGCAGCCGCAAAAGCGGGGAATGTTAGCAATACTGATATCCAAAATGCTTTGAACTTAAGCACTTTTTCCCCTGCTGTTAAATCAATCATCGCAAGCGGTCAAGGCTTAGATACATTGAACGCAAACATTAACAAATGGGTTGCCGCAAACCCTTATGCAACAGCCGCAGAAATTGCCGCAGCCGAGAAGGCTGCCGGAGTAAGCAGTCAAGATGTGGCTAATGCTTTAACTGACAAAACCACATCAGCCGCCAAAGAATATGCTTTGACTCAAGGCATGGGTTTAGATCAGTTTTATCAAAACATTTTGGATTTCCAAGCTAAAAGCCCAACAGAAAAACAAGCTGCTGATGCCATGAAGCAGTTTGGCGTATCTCAAGCAGACGTAGATACAGCAGCTAAATATTCTGTATCAAAGTTGCCAAGTATTAGCGACAGTATTTCAAAATACCTTGCTGATCAAAAGCTTCTTGCAGAAGTGCCTGATATGAACAAGAGCATTTCTACGTATCTTGATAGCCAAAAACCGCCACCTCCTGATATCAATAAAAGCATTTCTTCATATTTAGCCGACCAAAAGCTTCTTTCCGAAGTGCCGGATATGAATAAAAGCATCTCTACATACCTTGCAAGTCAGCAACCGCCCGCACCGGATATAAACAAAAGTATTTCTTCATATCTTGCCGACCAAAAACTTGCTGCTGATGTTCCGGACATAAACAACAGTATTTCGTCGTATCTTGCAAGCCAAAAAACTGCGGAAGCTGCTGCGCCTGCTAGTTTGGACAGTGGCAATGACATTTATAAATACTTTGCCAACCCTGAAATTCAAGCTGCATTAGCTTCTGGTAATACCCGAGATATTGCAAATACCATGCAAAATTCAGGTTGGTCTGCTCAAGATGTAGCCGCTGCTACAGGTGTAAACGCAGCGGATGTACAAGCAGCATATGACGCAGCTTTGGGTTCTGCAAATAAAGAAGAATCTACCAACCAATACAGACCTGCCGGAGAAGAAGACTACAGCTATATGCAGTTTGCCGAAGGCGGTATGGCTAAGGGTCGTTATCTTCAAGGCGGTACAGATGGCATGGCTGATAAAATCCCCGCGCAGATTGGACAAAATCAACCCGCAGCTTTAAGCCACGGAGAGTTTGTTGTTCCTGCTGATGTTGTGTCACACTTGGGAAACGGCAACTCTGATGCCGGAGCCAAAAAACTTTACCAAATGATGGACAAAATTCGTATGGCACGTACAGGCACAAAAAAACAAGGCAAACGCATCAATCCTGATAAGTTTATGCCCGGTGGTTTGGCTCAAGCGTATGCCGCTGGTGGTCATGTAAAGAAGTTTGCAGGCGAAACTTCAAGCTTGGTAACTGCCGGATCCAATTACAACCAAGGTATTGCGGGCATGGAGTCCAACCTTTCTAATTGGGTTGGCCCTTATGTAACCAATATGTTGGGTCAAGGCCAAGCTTTGGCTAACATGCCATACCAACCTTACATGGGGCAATTAACTGCCGGCACATCCCCCCTTCAGAATCAAGCATTTAACAGTGCTTCCAATTTGACAACGCCCTCTAGTATTAACGCCGGCGCTCAAACTGCATCTGATGTTGCAGGCACGATCAAGAATTTGCCTGCGTATGATTCAACAACATTTGGTAATCAGTACGCTGCTCCCGAAATGGGATCGGCTACAAACTTTACAAATCAGTACACGGCTCCAACTCCGTATACGCCAACTACGTCATCGTTTGATTCTGCTCAAGCTGCAACGTACATGAATCCGTATTTGATGAATTCTTTGAATCCTCAAATGATTGAGGCTCGCCGTCAATCTGATATTACGCAACAACAAAATGCGGCAAGAATGACTCAAGCCGGCGCTTATGGCGGTTCTCGTCAAGCTATTCTTGATGCTGAAAACCAACGTAACCTAGGCACTAACTTAGCCAATATTGTTGGTCAGGGGTACAACACGGCATACGGAAATGCGCAACAGCAGTTCAACGCAGATCAAAACCGCAAGATGCAAGAAGCGCAGTTTGGGGCGCAACAGGGCATGTCTGCCGCTCAACTTCAAGCTCAGTTTGGATTATCTGCACAGCAAGCCAATGAAGCCGCCCGTCAGTTTGGCGTTCAACAAAACATGACGGGTGCACAACTTGGTGCTCAGTATGGTTTAGCCGGTCAGCAAGCAACAGAAGCATCCAAACAATTTGGTGCTAACTATGGATTGCAAGGTTTGCAAACAGGTTTGCAGGCTGCTCAAGCTCAAGGAAATTTGGGCAGTTTGCAAAGTCAAGTTGGTTTAAACAATTTAAATGCTCAACTTGGCCTTGGCACTGTGCAACGCGGCATCGAGTCAGAAGGTGTTGCAGCCGATAAAGCTGCATTTGAAGAGGCTCGTGCCAATCCCTTTAAGATGGTTCAATACCAACAGTCTTTACTGCAAGGTTTGCCATTGGCCGCTCAAAGCTATCAGGGTATTGAGCCTACTGCGTTGGTTAAGGCCGCTCAGGGTGCTACCACCGTGAATGCTTTGCTGAAGAATCTTGGACTCATCGCTTAAGGACATTTAAATGTTTACACAACCGTCCGTCAATCAAATTGCATCCACGTATGCAACTCAGCCTGCACCATTGGCTCGTAAAGTAGACCAAGATAAAAAGCAGAACGGCGGGATCCCCAAGGATCTGCGGCAGTTAATGGCTTTAAACGACATTGCAGCAGGTAAAAACGCTGTTGGTATTCAACAAGCCCTGCAAATTCCTACAAACATGCCTACCGTTGCGCAGAGTACTCAGCAACAAGCCCAGCAGGCTATTCAAGCTCGTATGCTGCAACAAGCTCGTGAGCAACAGCGTTTACAGCAACAGCCTCCTGTGTT